CTCCAAGCACTGCATAGCCTAAGAACCAACTGGTTCGTATAGGGCACGCAAGGTGTGCTGCGTATTGTACAATGGCATGATGAGTCAAGGCGAGCATAGCCCAACTTGACAACGCACCCATGGGCTGCCCTACGGCATACCAGACCGCACTGAACCCCAGATTGTAGCTCTTCGCTACTTTCGGGAGTCCGTACGGGTGGCCTACCATAAAGTATTCCCATAGGTCCGTCAGATCGTCACCCAACAACGGTACAAGCAAACTTCTCTGGAGGGCCAGAGGAAGTCTGTCCGTGGCCGCTGAAAGATCGTAAGAGGCGATCCAAAATCGCTCTCTGCCGATCCGCTTAAGCAGGTTACGTACGGGCTTCACCTGGTTAAACGTTCCATCATTCGGGAGGATTCTCAAATGACGGAAAATCCACTGATGTAAGGGGTACATCAGAGTCTGAGTGATGATATTCATCATGGCAAAGACGCGGATCTTCCCCGGTTCCTCCTTGAAACCCAGCTTTCCGAACTGAAGCGGGCCGTATCGCTCCATCTGGTACGCAAGTAGGTAGTCCTCTTCGGTAAGAGGACCCTCACGCCCCCAAATGTGCGGTAGGTTCCGAGTCAGTTCCCCTCTAGACGCGCTTCGAAAGTGAAGTTGTGCAAGCCTTAGCAAGCACTTCCGCACCCCCTGCCACGCCCAGAGAAAATCCAGCTCATCTATCTTCTTGAGCCACTTAGTAAGCGCAAGGGAGTGAGCCCGGTCGCTCGACCAAAGGAGAATATCCAATGGCAGAGCTACTAAGGCCCCCAGCCCTCGGCTGTTAGGTGAACTCTTTCGGATAAATGGGATGGATCGGATCGTCAGGTGACGAGTCGGATCCAGCTTCCAGTCCGTCCCGGTAATCAGCCGGGCCCGGGCATAGAAGCAAGGAACCCACGCTTCCCACCGACCCATAAACGCCGATAGGTCTACCCCCGGGTTAGTTATCGTCCGGAGCTTCAGCGCCCCCTTGAACTCTACCACCCTGTAGAGCCCAAAGAGGGTTAGCCAAAGTCTCAAGATGGATAAGTCACCCTTAAGGATAGACGTTCGGTGCTGTGGATTGATGATCCGCGGGAGTCCCTTGCGAGTCCTCGCGACGTTGCCTCCGAGAGCCCAAGGGCTTTCCACCACCTGTCCACCGGCCACTTGTTGGGTAACAAGGTAGCAAGTTTTCAGATAAATGGCCAACCCCCG